TGGTGAGGAAGAATGAATTGTGCAATTTGTCAATGCGAATTATATTCGGATGATGAAACATTTGAATGTCAATACGGTATTGTGGATGTTCTTTGCTTTCGATCTCTTGAGATCCTTGGGAGAGTTTGGGATTGAACGCCTGAATTCGGACTAGGCTCAAAATCTTCAACCGTTGTAACTGAGAGCGTTTGAGATTTGAGCCTGCGCGATTAAAGATTTACTAGAAGCGGTAATAATTGGGGCATTTGAAGCCCCATGAGCAAATAGATTAATCGCTCCAAGCGTTGAATTCTCTTTTCAAGTTCTTCGAACACAATCATGACTTCCTAAGAATCTTGTTTGCATATTGTGCTACTCGCTTTTGATTCCAACCCTTCTTGAAATCTCCATTAATTTTACGAGCAACAGCATTTGCCTTCTTCCATGCCGCGGATTTTAGTTTGTCATTGGCTTTTTGTAACCTCGATCTAACTCTTTTCTTTACGTAAGGCTCAGCCAATTCAATCAGAGGCATTGCAGATTCAATTACTAAGGGATTAACTCCCTTAGCCATTAGAAGTCCGCGTATCATATCACAGGTTTGGCAAGCCATGAGGTTCCCTTCCTCATGCACTTAACAATTCTGATTGGGTCAAAGCGGCGAAAACACTGGCTTCGGCGATGGCGCGGTAGCAATATAATTTACCTCGAACACTCTTAGCAGCAATGTTACCTGATCCTAATACCTGGACAAAGAAATCATTTGTTGCTATGATCGCTAGATAATCCATTCCTGCAGCTGGAGATTCACCAAACGATGCTGAGAACCCTACACCACTACCAGGCGCTGCGAATCCTGCTGCTCTAATAGAATCAAGTGATCGTGCAATTACATTAGAATCTTCAAGAGTACCCAGTGTTGTGCGTGATGTCGAAGAAATACTTCCTCCACATGCTGTGTTAACTCCGAGTACGGCGTCAGGAGTTCCTACATCGAGGTTGCAACCTGTTATGATCATTACTTCACGATCTAATACATTTAATTGCATTGCGACCTGTGCTTCAGTAAAAGTATTGGCAGCGCTTTCATCTAAACCGAAAGAGATTACCAGAGGGGCGGAGGTTTGTTTTAGGCCTTTGACCATGCACAGCCTAAGAGAAGGCAGTGTATAAACTACACCAACTTTCATTATTACACTGCATGCACATCACTTCAAATCTTGATTATACGGGCGCACCATAAGATACTCTCCCCTGCCACACCCTCCCTAATTATTTTACACCGTCTATAGTATTGTAAGTATCTTTTTTACACTTATACATATATATAGTAACACCTTTAGGACTCTTTATGCGACAAAAACTGATAACGCTATGCCTTAATTCGTTTGAATTAGCCACCAAAAAACCTAATTTTAGTGCATGGGTGCGTATGAAATTGCTTGATGAAGAGACAGAAGTCATTGATGGAACGATCTATACCCCTATTTTTGAATATAAATGCCCATTATGCAAGAAAAGGGCAACATATACCACTAGAATCGCAAGGAATTGTAGTAGTTGTGCTTCACTAAATCCACCTCTGATCTACCCACTAACCTATGTTCAAGGGAGGAATTACGAATGAGCCATGGAAAGTGCGATTGTGGATCGAAGTTTCCACTAGCAATGAACAAAGATGTTCACTTTCACATAGGGGTATGGTGCGGTAATTGCAATCAAAAGTGGTCTTTCAGTTCAAATGTTGATGATGGTCAAACAAAACTTTGGCCACGTTACTTCAAATGTTCATGCGACGCGAGGAGATTCAAACAATGTGTGTGCGATCCGGAGGCGATTGAATGAAGTGTCCTAAATGTGGGCGTTCGGATTGGTGGTTCTTTGGTCGATGTCGTATTTGTAATGGTGAGGAAGAATGAATTGTGCAATTTGTCAATGCGAATTATATTCGGATGATGAAACATTTGAATGTCAATACGGTATTGTGGATGTTCTTTGCTTTCGATCTCTTGAGATCCTTGGGAGAGTTTGGGATTGAACGCCTGAA